GGATAGGGCTATTGATTTCGCACAAAAGGCTAATTCCCTTTTGAAGAAGTAGGAGGATAAAAGGTGAGTGTGTTCGAGGATTCACCGAACTCCGTTTGTCCAACGTGTCTGGCGTCGAATCTCCTTACGGAGATAAAGATAGCTAGATGTGTGAAGTGCTTCAAGCTCTATTGTACACACTTCGCCTCAACGATTGATCCTCTTTATTGTGTTGAATGCCTAAGCGACATTACTCTTTTCAAGGAGACAATGACGAAGACATATGAACGCACTGATGAGGAAGGGAATGTAACATCGACGTACAAGAAAAGAGCTAAGCACGTACGCCTTGAGGGGTTAAATTGGCTCTTCTCTCAGCGCAAGATCATATCTCTCTCAGATGATGAGTTGGAGCTCTCGATTGAGTATCATCGGGAGATTCTTTCCGGGATGTTAGATGAGAGAGAAACTCGGAAGAATGCCTACATGCACCGCTTTGCTAATGCTCCGCTTCTGAAGAAGGAAGGCGGGACAGAGGCTTCTGTTACTACGAAAACTACGAAGCGAATTAAGAGCACAACTGAGGGAGCGAAAGTTTCTTCTGTTCTTAAAGCTATGATGGCTTCGGGAATGACACCGCAACAGATCATGGAGATGCTTTCAAAATGAACCATGTGAGATTCAATTGTAATTGTGATGAATGCAGAGCTTATATATTAAAGTTACTGCAAGCGTCTAATTACGCGGATGCTTTCAAAATGAAAGGAGAGAAAGAGATGAAGGAAACAACTGAAACTATTCTCGCTGAGAGAGAGAAAACGCATGGCCAGTTTAGGGGTCAAGCTCTGATTGCGCAGAGCTTGAAGAACGTAATGCGCAATACTCGTAATTGGCATATGCTAACTGTTTCACAAAAAGAAGCCCTTGAGATGGATGCGCATAAGACAGCAAGAATTCTTAACGGCGATCCAAACTATGAGGATTCCTGGGCAGATAAAGCAGGATACGCTACGCTCATAGTAAGAGAGATTCAGGAAGGGAAACTTGGACCTTTCTAACCTACAACTCAATGCTTGTATCGAGGCTGGATTCAATGGGACTTCAATCTTCCGAATGATTGATTTTCTCAAAGATCATCCTGAGATTCACTGGCTCGCTATTAATGAGGAGACAGGGCTTTTTGAGCTAACTCTTGATAATCACATGCTGAGTACTTTTAGAAACTGCCCCTCTCACTTTATGACTGCCTTCGTAGATGGAGTGCAGCTTCGTACAGGTGGGAGGAGTTGGTTTCTGGATTTTGGGATACTCTTTCATAAGATGGTTGAAGAGTATTATACTATCTTTAGAGAACCGGGGTTTAATACTCTCGATTGGGCCACAACTCGTGCTCCTGAAGAGTGGAAGGCTGCTGAGATGAATTTCCACTCGGCGCATAAGGAGTATAAAGTAATCGGGGGAGTGATTGGATTTACGACTCTGATTATTTCTTATGCTCTTAAATTTAGCCCCGATAACGAGCGTCTTCGTGTTATAGGAACGGAGATTGGCTTTGGGAAGGGGAGGGAAGTCCTACTAGGAATTGTGAGGGGTTTCCTTTCCTGCTTCCTTAGTGGGCGTATCGACGTATTGGTTGACGATGGAACGCATATAACTCCACTGGATCACAAGACGATGAACTCATTTCGTAGTGACCCTGCGGGGAAGTATGAAGTTGATGAGGGACCGACGGGATATATCTATGCTGTTGGAAAGATCCTCCCTTCTCTTGTTCCCCCGGAGATGATCCTGAAGAGGAGATGCGATAGGATTCTTATGAATTTTATCTCAAAAACTCCAACGGAGAAACCTGAGGATAGGTTCCGTCGGCTACCTATCTATAAGACAACTGAACAGCTTTCTTCTTATCAAGAGAGGATGCTATTAACTGGGGAGGATATATTCCGTTCCCTCCTCTCGTATGTACAAACTGGGCACGCGCAACGTAATACAGGGATGTGTAATTCCTGGTTCATGCGAGATTGTCCGTATTTACCTATTCATAGGCAGGGTTCAAAGAGGGATGAGCTTCTTATCATTGACTCGATGTACTCTGCGAAACCAATCTGGGATACAGAGATGGTTGGGAAGGAATCTTGATGCCGAATAAAACACGTCCCCTTGTTAATGGGGATTGGATTGGCTTCTGTAACGAGACATTGGTTAATAAATGCCAATGCAAGCGCCCGGCTTCTTGGGTTGTTCTTAACGAGGATGGTTCTGATTCGCTATTCCAGATGTGTAATAGGTGTAAAGTTCTCTCAGATATGGGAGTTACAAATGCCCCTATTCTTCCGATAGAAGGAACTGGAACTGTTCAAATGCAAGTTCCATTCGTGAATCCACAAACCCCTGAAGAAGTAGAAGCTGATCTTGCGGTTCTGAATGGAGAGATGAAGAATGGCGATAGCGCCGCAGATACCCCCAGCACAGCAGCAGCAAGTAGTAGCGTTGCAGGAACAACTCCGAGCAGCGCCGCAGTCTCCAAGTAATGAATATGGAGACATGTTCAAGGGAATGCGAGGAATCCCAACGGCTGATATTAAGCAAGAGGAATTCCTCCGAATCGCTATACTTGGACTCCCGAAGACAGGCAAGAGCTGGTTTGCTGCAACAGCACCAAAACCTATCGCATACTACGATTTTGATAGACGAGCGGCAAGCCTTGCTGGCAAACCAGGAGTCTTCATTACCAGCCTCTATGACGCTAACCAAGAAAAACCAACCGCAATGACTACATTGGAGAGTGAACTCTCCATGTGGCAGATGAAGAAGCTAAAAGGGCAACCAATTCCTGCTACGTTTGTTTTTGATTCCGTTACATATATGAAAGAGTATATGGAGAACGAGATCATGAAGCAGGATTCCTCGCTGGCACGTATTGTTAAGGTAGGTCCGGCGAGGAAGGTTTTCATTGGGAAGAACTATGATCTTATCAATGCAGTAGAGCGATACATCAAGTACTGGATCTCAGAGTTTTCTTCTCTTGGAAACATTATCTTCGTCTTTCACGAGAGGAATGAGAAAGATCAGCTTCGTTCTACGAAGGATGAGACGAAATTTACTGGAAAAGTTACCGTTGATCCCCAGTATCTTGCGAAGGTTCTTTCGCTCTTTAATGAGGTTTTTCGGATTGAAATTGGTCCGAAGAATGTCTACACCGTGACGTGCAAACCTGATGAGGAGATTCTAGCCTCGACGACACTTCTGCTTAATGCCACGGAGCCGCCGGATTTAATGGCCATGCTTGCGAAGCATAAAGCGGAGAAGGCGAAGCTAAAGTCCCCTTGGCTTTAATTCTTAACCGAAGAAAGGGAGAATTGAGAGTGGATATTACCGCTATTACTGCAAGGTTGGCGAATGAGTATTCAGTGAGAAAAGACTTCGTTAATCAGATCAATGATGCTCATGCTATCATTGAAACTCAAGAGAAAAGAATCAGAGGTCTGAGAAATGCTCAAGAGTTTAATACCGTGCAGATTAACCTCCTTGAGGTTCTTATTAAAATGCCAGATGGGGTAAAGATCGAAGCTATTGAAAGGCCCCCTTTTAATTGTGATTGCTCTGCGTGTAATCCTCAGAATACGGAAGCGCAGACTTCTATTGCTCCTAAGCCGACTTTTACTAAGATGGCTCCGAAAAAGAAGCCTATGAAGCGCGGAAAGAAGTAGCTCCCCTCCAAGCAGCTCCCAAACCTCAACGCACCACGAACCATTCTTCGAGAGACGAAGAGAGAAAGAATCGAGAGTATACGAATATGGCATTTGATATGGGTTTCAGCCGCGCTTCCCTTACCTCCCCGATTGCACAAACTGGCCTCTATGAGCTTCAGGTTAATGGATTTCGCCCGAAGCTGACGAAGAAGGGGGACGGGGTTAATTACAACGTCGAGACGACGATCGTGAATAACCAGGGATTCACCGCGAATGGCGCTCCTCTTGAGGGGATTAAGGTCTTCCATCCGCTCTCTACAAAGTTCAGCATTGCAATCTGGGATTTCGTTCACGCGTGCGGGCTGGAGATGGAGGAGGTTCTGGTTCCTGGAGATGCGCAGACGGATCAGCACACGACGCTTGTTCTCCCTGGTGTTTGGGAGGGAGCGGCAGCGAATCCTGAGGATCCCTCTCAGTGGGGGGAGTATAAGGGACCGCTGCTTAACGTGATCTTCAAGGCGGATGTGATCGAGTCGAGCTTTAATGGGAAGCCGAAGAATGAGATTCGGGCTTTCCTCTGCGCGCTCGACGGTTGCGCTGAGAAGTATCCGGACGTGAAACATTCCAACAATCTTTGCAAATAAGTTCCTCTGATAAGTAGATTCGGCCCTGCGTATCAGCTTTCATGGAGTCCCTTGAGAGAGGGGCTCCTCTTTTTTCCCGCCTCCCGGCGATGCCGAGGGGAGGAAAAGGAGAGTTCTCATGTGTATCTTGTGCGTTGAGGAATCCATCCTCGCGGTTGGGGTTTTAAAAGTCTTATGGGGTCTTTGCTCGAACTTGATTCCTTGGAGGAAAAATGCTAAATCCTGAGGGCGAGTTAACTTATATTTCATTTTGTAAATTCATACGTAATGAGGAGGCTAGCTACTTGAAAAAGAGAACCCTTCGTATTATTTGTCACCCAGATGAAGTTCCTTTTTTTGAACAGCTTCTAGGGATAAAGAAGGAGAAGAGTGCGAATACCACATCTTGCAGCAAGGGATGATAAGAGGCATTTTAATTCCAATGGAACCTGTTCTTGTCCTATGGATGGAGAGTGCATAGGCTGTAAGAAACCTTGCAATGACCATGATTTAGTAGCTGATTATTGGATGTGCAGGGAGTGTTTGGAAGCTGAGTGGGATAGGTTTGAGAAGGAGTGCAAAGAGAATGCCCTACATAACCCCTCGCGGAAATCCTAAGTGTCCTATTTGGGTTATATCTGAATCCCCCCTCTCCACAGATACCGCAAAAGGGTATATGTTCAGCGGGGGGATGGGGCATGTCTTTGATAAGATGTTGAAGGATGCTGGAATCTCGGATGTATATGTTACCAGCCGGCGTCCTAATACGGATGAGAAACATGCCTTTGCGATATTGGAGAATGATCTTAACAACTACAAGCCCCCTCTTGTCTTATGCTTAGATGAAGCCGCGCAAGCGTTCATTCCTGAGTGTAAGCCATTCAAGGGAGCGAAGTCGTATAAGACTCAGCTCTCTAAATACGTGGGGTCGCTTTTAAAGGCTCCCTCTCTTAACTATCCCCATTACGCGATTCCCCTTTATGGTCCAGGTTTAGCTTGCCAGAATTGGACTGAACGGAATATCACAACGTATTTCGACATGCAGAAGATACGAGTGGAGCTTGAATTCTGGAGGAAGAATGGTTCTCTTCAGCCCTTGCCTTATAGGGATATGAAGTATCATGAGATGCCTTTGGATGAGCTGCTCTCTTATTTAACTCGCTTCGAGAGTGCAAAGTTGCTCTCAAATGATATTGAAATCTGCTATCTAAAGAAAGATTCCGATTTCTTTCCGCACCCAGGGTATCCTCTAACGCTTGGGCTGGCAGATTCATCGACATTTGGGATCAGCTTTAATCTATTCCGGCCTTCGATGGCGGAAACAAAGGTTCTTTGGAGGAAACTTGAGCCCATTCTATATGAAATACCGCAACTGGGGCAGAACTTCTTCAACTTCGATGCGAAGTTTTTGTCTTCCCTTGGGTTTCAGATTGACTTATCTAAGGTTAAGGACACGATGCTCCGTCACCATGTCCTTTGGCCGGAGCTTCCGCATAAGCTTCAGTTTCAAACGAGACAATACACACGAGAGATCTACTACAAAGATGAAGGGCATAACTGGAATCTGAAGAATATGTCCAAGCTCCGGCGTTACAACTGCCTTGATGTGTGCTGCACGTATGAGATCTATGAACAGCAAGAAGAAGAATTCAAAGCGAGGCCACAATTAGCATGAACAAACAAGCAATCAAGGACTCCCTCTCTTACCTAGAGGGCTACCTCTCTCAATGCCTCTCTTTCCCCATCTTTAACCTCCCGCCTATTTCAACTTGTATCTTAGAGATACAGAAGCATCTTGCTCTTATCAGGAAGGCGGTGGAGAGTGGATCGGATAACGAATAGCTATCTCCATGCCTTGCAGGCAATTTACTGCGAGATAGGAGATCGGGGAATACGAATAGATCATCCGCGAATAAAGAGAGCGAAGCTTAAAGTTCGCTCTCTTATCGAGCAGCAACTTCTTATCCCCTCTTCTCAATGGGGGATGAAAGTATTCATCGGTAAAGATTCCGTTGATAAGAAGGAAACTAACTGTGTTAATCTAAATGCGACCAGCGGTGATAGATCGCTGCTCAAAACTATGCAAGATCTAGGTTACCACGTCCCCAAAATCACGAAAAAAGACGCTGGGGGAAACTATGACCAAGCCTATTCAACCGGGGAACTTGCTCTCCAAAAGATGCTCGTTGAGAATCAGTTTAACCATTCCGGTGGTGATCCCGCCATACGCGCTATTCTCAAGGTACGAGAGCTTGGAAAGATTGTGTCGCAGTATCTTAATGCCAGATTTCTTCTTCGCTCTGGAGCGTCCGAAGAGGAGGAAGACTATTATTTTCTCTCTTCGTATAACGTTGGCGGAACAGTCACGAGCAGGCGTTCCTCTCGTAAACATACCTTTGGGTTCGGGGGTAATGCTCAGAATCTCCCGTCTCACTCAGAGATCTCAAGTGAGTTCCTCGAATGCCTTATCCCAAGAGAAGGAAACATATTCCTCTCTGTTGACCAGTGTCAAGCAGAAGATTGGCCCGTTAGTGCCCTTGCAGGGAATGTCAGCGCTCTTAAAGAACTCTCCGATGGGGAAGATAGGCACTCGAAGCTAGCGTCTCTTATCTTTGGGACTCATGTCCCCGCGAAGGATGATCCTGATTGGGATAAGAAGAAGCATTCCTTTATGCGGTATCTGGGGAAGAAGACAAGGCACTCGTTTAATTACGACGAGAGCGCCGGGATGATGAGTCAGGCGCTGGCACAGGAGGGGAAGAGTATTCCTGTTGCTACGTGTCAGCATTTCCTTGATATCACGGACAGGGCTG